TATTTGATATGCAAATAGATCCTGCTATGATTAAAGAGTTCATAGAATACTGGACAGAACACAATGATGGTGGTAGAGTGTTAAGATATGAACAACAAAGCATATTTAATGTAAGAAAAAGAATGTCTACTTGGGTTAAGAATAGCAAGAAATTTAACAGTAATATGAAATTTCAACCTGCAAGTGATGAAGATATAGCTAAAAAAGAAGCAAGAATAGAAGCAGATTATCAGGCTCAAATTAAGAAATTTTCACAAACAGAATCAGGTGATACTGCTGATGATGATGAAAGAAAAAAAGCACTGGGGTTAAAATGATTATATATGAAATTACTAATATCAAAAATAATAAAATGTATATAGGATCAACTTCTGTAGGTATCAAATATACAAAACAATCTCATAAATCTTTTTCTGACAGAGGACATTCAAGACCTTTGTATGATGCTATGAAAAAACATGGATTTTATAATTTTATATATAGTATTGCTGGAGATTTTGATTCAAAAGAAGATGCTTACAAATTCAAAGAAGCATTTATTTTAGAATTTAATACTATGAATCCAGAATATGGATATAATTGTACTACAGGAAGCCTAAATAAAGGCTATAAGATGAATAAACAAACTAAAGAAAAAATATCTAAAAGCCATACAGGGAAAACAATGCCTGAATCTTGGAAGATATGGATGAAAAATCAAATTAAAAATAACCCTAATAAATATAAAAGTTTTAAAAAAGGATATAAGCATACAGAGGAAGCAAGGGCTAATATGAGATTAGGACAAAAAAATTCTGATTATGTACAAACAGAAGAAATTAAAAAAAGAAAAAGTGTAACAATGAAAAAAAGATGGACAGAACCAGAAACTATTGAAAGGATGAAAAACAGAGTGAGAAGTCCAATTACAGAAGAAACAAGGAAAAAAATGAGTATAGCACAGAGTGGAAAAAACAATGCAATGTATGGAGTAACAGGGAAAGACCATTGGGCATTTGGGAAAAAAATATGCAAAGAGCATTATAATAAACTATCTATAGGTAGAAAAAAATATTATGAAAATAAAAGAAAAGAAAAACTTGAGGAAATTAAAGATAGAACAGAAAAAAAATGTAATAAATGTAATCAGATATTGAGTTTGAGTATGTTTTATAAAAGCAAATCAAATTTAGATGGTTTGGACTATTATTGTAAGGATTGTGATAAAAAAAGAAAGAGCAAGGTTAAATAAATATTATTATAAACCTATGGCTGTCTATAAAGCATATAAATATCCCTTATATGTTTCTCCAAATAATACTCACACTATATAGGCAGCCATAACTTTTGAGGAGATTATGAAAGTATTAGAATTATTTGCAGGATCAAGAAGTTTTAGTAAGGTTGCAGAAGAATTAGGACATAAAACTTATACTACTGATATAGAACCTTTTGATAAAATAGACCAAGTGTGTGATATATTTGATTTTGATATAAAAAAAATGAAAAAAGAATTTGGTAAACCTAATATTATTTGGGCAAGTGTGCCTTGTCAAACCTTTAGTGTATCTTCCATAGGTCACCATTACACAGGTGGAAAAAATGCTTACATACCTAAAACTGAAGAAGCTAAGTTAGGAATAAAGATAGTTGAACATACAATTAAGTTGATTGCTACTTTAAAACCAAAGTTTTGGTATATAGAGAATCCAAGAGGTATGTTAAGAAAATTACCTGTTATGAATTGCAATTATAATAAGCATTTACCTGACCATTATAGAGATACAGTTTGGTATTGTCAATATTTTAGTCCTGAAGAAACAGTTAAAAGAGCAAAACCTACTGATATTTGGAATACTGATTTTAAATGGGTTGCAAAACCAGTTTGCAAGAATGGTAATCCTGATTGTGATCATGAAAGAGCACCAAGAGGTAGTAGAACAGGAACACAAGGTTTAAAAGATAGTTATTTAAGAAGTATTGTACCAAGTGAATTGTGTAGAGAAATATTAAAAAATAAATGAAACTAAGAATAGATAACTGCATAGCACAGAAAAGACACAGACATACTAAAAGAGGTATGGTCTATGATCCAAGTAGCAAAGATAAAAAGATAGCAATACAACAAATAAAAGAGCAGTTTACTGGTGAACCATATACAGATGCTTTGAAAATTAAATTTGTTTTTCATTTGAAGAGACCAAAAGCACACTTTAGAAGTGGTAAGTATGCTAATGAATTAAAAAAAACAGCACCAGTATATCCAATAGGTAGAATAGGTGATATTGATAATTTTATAAAATTTTACTTAGATGTAATGCAAATAGATAAGACAGTTTACTTAGATGATAGCCAAGTGATAGAAATATATGCTAAAAAAGAATATGATGATAAAGAATCTTATACAGAGATAATAATATGAATGTTTTAAGTTTATTTAATGGAATGTCTACTGGACATACTGCATTAGACAATGTAGGAATAAAGGTTGATAAGTATTATTCTTCTGAAATAAAACCTGCTGCAATAAAACTAACTCAACATCATTATCCTGATACAATACAAGTAGGAGATGTTACTAAGTGGAAAGAATGGGACATGGATTGGAAGAACATAGATATGGTTTTAAGTGGTAGTCCATGTCAAGATTTATCAATAGCTGGTGCAAGTTCAGGTAAAAGGTTGGGATTAAAAGGAAATAGGAGTAGTTTGTTTTGGGTGTTTGTAGATATATTAAATCACATAAAAGAATTAAATCCTAATGTATTATTTCTCCAAGAAAATGTAGGTTCTGCTCCTAAGTCAGATGTAGGTGTAATGAGCAGGGCATTAGGTGTATATCCAGTTAGAATCAATTCATCATTAGTAACTGCACAATTAAGAGATAGGTATTATTGGAGTAATATTAGAACAAGACAAGATGGATTATTTGGTGAATTAGTTAGTGATATACCACAGCCTAAAGATAAAAAAATTAAACTTAAAGATATATTGATAAGTGGTGAACCTGATAGAGATAAACATTGTTGTTTGATGGAACATTATATAAATGCAAACACTAATAAAAATGATGAATATTTTAAAGGTTTTCAACAATATATAGTTAAAAGACCAAAAGGAATGGTTACTTTAATTACAGACAATAATGAATATAGATTAGTTAATAAAGTAGAAATGTGTAGGCTGCAAGGATTTAAAGATAACTGGTGTGATATTCTTACTACACCACAAGCTGGTAGTTTATTAGGAGATGGTTGGACCTTACCTATAATAGAACATATATTTAGTTATATAGAAAAATGAACACAGACATTAAACAAGAATTAGGATTTATATACATAGTAAATTCAAAGAAATTTTTAACAAAGAAAGAAGCAGTTAAGTATAAGAAATCATTAGAAAGACAATATTTTAACTTTTTTAAATGAATTAGTATGTTATATTACAATACTACTATATGGCTAAAAATACACAAAATACACAAAAACCTACTAAAAAAGAATTATTCATTGAAGCCTTAACTAATAATCTTGGACATATAACAAAGGCTTGTGAAGCAGCAAATATACATAGAAGAACATATTATAGTTGGATAGATAAAGATGAGCAGTTTAAGGAAGATTGTGATAATGTGGAAGCTGGACTAATTGATCTTGCAGAAAATGAATTACTTGAAAAGATTAAAGACAGAAAATCACCACATCAAATAACAGCTATTATATTTTTCTTAAAGACAAAGGGTAAGAGTAGAGGTTATGATGAGAAGCATCAGATTGAACTAACTAAACCATTTGACAGGATAGAACTTGAAGGAATATAATCCATTAATACTAAAAAAAGATAATTATCTACCACACCAATGGGATTTCCTAACAAAAAAGGGTAATCCAAAAGCAAGAATATCAGCACTAATTGGTGGCTTTGGGTGTGGTAAGTCCAAAATACTGATTACTAAAGCTGCATATTGCCTAACAAACAAGATTAATCCAAATAGTGGCAAATCAAATGGACTAATTTTATACCCAACATATTCATTAGCAGAAGAAGTATTTGTGCAACCATTTATTGAATTATTAGAAAAATGCAGGATACCTTATGACTACAATATAGCATCACATAAGTTCAGGACATTGTTTGGTGATATAAAGATATATGTTACTAATCAAGCTAATAAGATTGTAGGTAGTAATTATACATGGGCAGGTGTAGATGAATTAGATATAGAATCATTTAAAAATGCAGATATAGCAATATCAAAAGCACTTGGTAGGCTTAGAGGTTGTGAAGATGCTGAATTGTTTATAACAACAACTCCTGAAGGATATTCATTCTGTTGGGATTTTCTTGTTAATAAAGCATCAGATGATAAGGTGGTTATACATGGTAAAACAACAGACAATCCATATCTACCTAAAAGCTATATACAATCATTAAGAGATAACTATGATGATAATCTACTTAAAGCCTATCTATTAGGGCAGTTTACTAACTTACAAAGAGGAAATACATATCATGGATTTGAAAGAGATAAAAATGTCAAAGAATGTAAATACAACAGAAATCAGCCAATCCATGTGGGTTGGGACTTCAATGTTATGCCACAAGCATGTTGTATCATTCAAGAACAACCAAATAGTCCTAACATACAAGTTATAGATGAGATAGCACTTGATGCTGATAGTAGTGGTGGTGATTTATTAACTGAAAGAATGTGCAGAACAATAAAACAAAGATACCCTAATAGCCAATACTTTGCTTATCCAGATGCTACAGGAGCAGCAAGACATTCTTCTGCAAGGTTTAGTGATATAGAGATTATTAGAAGGAATGGGTTTATGGTCCATGTAAGACATATCAATCCTTTAGTAGTTAATAGAGTTAATAGCATGAACAATAACTTGGCTAAAGGTAATATGATTATTGATCCTAAATGTAAAGGACTTATAAGAGATTTAGAACAGGTAGTTAATAAAGAAGGAACAAGAGATATAGACAAAACAACTCACAAAAATTTGACACATCTGAGTGATGCTTTGGGGTACTATGTGGATTTTTCAAAGTATGCAACAATTAAACCATCAATAGGAACACAAGCAAGATAATAGGAGCAAGATATGATACCATCAATGGGAAAATTAGCAGTATTGTATAGCAAGTTTGATATACAACAACAAAGAAAGAATAAGTGGAAACAATCAAGGTATAAAGCACTTGATTATTATAAAGGTAATACTAAAGAATATGTAAGTGATTATTTTAGTGAATCTACCTTATCTAAAGTTCCTATTGGTAATGTTAATATTACTAAAAGAATTATAAACAGAATATCACTTGTATATATGGAAGCACCTATTAGAACCTATACTAAAGAAGATGTTGTTGATTACTTTAGTGGTAAAGACCACAAACTCCAAAGATTAGAGAGAATGTGTAATCTTTTAGATGGAGTATTAATCAAGCCTTGCTGGAGAATTAAAGATGATGGAAGTGAATGTATAGAATATGATATTATTATGGATTATGAACCACTCTTTGATACTGATCCACTTAAGCCTTATGCAATAGTATATCCAATTGCTCAAAAAGCAGAGGTATTGGATACTACTCCTGAACAATTTGCATATTGGGATTCTGAGAATCACTTTATATTTGATAAGAATGGAAAGATGTATACACATGATGATAATCCTGATATGGTTAATCCTTATGGTGTATTACCTTTTGTAGAATGCTTTAGAGATGGTAAGCCTGAAACAGATTACTTAGATACCAATGCTTCAACAGATTTAATACAAACTAACTTATCTATGAATGTAGCAGAAACTAATAAGAATGCTAATATAATGTTTCAATCATTTGGTTATCTATTTGTTAATGGTGCAGGTATAGATAAAGACACAATGCAAATAGGACAAGATAAGATTAATTATTTAGGTGTAGATGGTAGTATCAGCATAGTATCTCCTCCCAATGCAGTTCCAGCACTTGATGAATCCATACAAAGCAGTTATAAGATGTTGGCTCAAAACTACCATCTCCCTATTTCTTTTGTTGAAGGAACTACTGCTGCATCAGGTGTAGCTTTAAAACTAAGGAATACTGAATTAACTGATGATAGAAAATCTGATGTTACAAGGTGGAGAGAAGTAGAGTTTAAACTATTTGAACTTGAAAGAAAAATTATAGCAGTAGAAGATGGTAAAGATGCAGGTGATTTAGAAGATGTAGATTTTAGTGAATCAGTAGAAGTATTAAATGACCAAGAACAAAGAGATAAATGGGAATGGGAATTATCTAAAGGTCTTATTGATTTAGCAGACATCTTAATGCAAAAGAATCCTGATTTAACAAGAGAAGAAGCAGAATCTGAATTAGAGATAAGAAATAAAGTAGAAGAAGCACCTGAACCTGCTGGTAATGTATTACTTGAAGCATTAGCTAAACCTACAGAGTAATGCCTGACCAAGATAAAATTAAAGAAGTTTCTGAACAAGTAACTGCAATACTTGATAAAGCAAAATTAGAATTAACTGAGGATTTGCTTAAATTAAAGGATAAAGTTACACCTGATGAATTTATCCAAGCATTAGATAAAATGGATTTAAAGGCTATTTTAGATGCAAAAATAAGCAAAGCAAAGCAATTATACATTCAACAACACAAAGTAGTATTAGAAGAAACCATACCTTTTGGAGATTTAGATGCCAATAAATGAACAAACATTAGAATCATTCTTATCAGGTAATCTATCTGTATTAGATGAGATCATTGGCACAGATGCTTCTGAATTAAAGAACATACTTAATTCTGCTACTATATCAGGTATGCAAACATCAGAGATACTTAATCAAGTTAGTGTAGCATCATCTGCTTCAGGACAAAGAGCAATACTTAATACAAGATTAAATACATATTCAAGAGTAGCTACTAATACTATGATGAAAGATGCACCTGCTGATACTAAGTATGTATATGTAGGTCCTATTGATGAAAGAACAAGAGAT